TGCTGCGTCCGCTCCCGATCCTGCTGCCAACACTGCTGAAGGTACATACGGCGGAATCCTCAACAGCCTCAACGCCCAGGCCTCTGCCGCCAAAGCGCAGCAGGACTACTGGGCCAACAAGGCAGTTGAGGATTCCAAGGCCCAGGCAGCAATGGCTGCATCAATGGAAGCGGAGAAGGCAGCATCTGCTGCAGCACTGAAGCAGCAACAAGACGCGCTGCAACAGATGATGATCCAGCAGCAGTCAGCCTTTGCGCAACAGCAGCAACTGCAGCAGCAACAGATCGCTGCATCAAACGCTGCATATGAAGAACAGAAGCGATCAGCCGAGGCACTGTCTCGCGCCTATGTTCCCAATCAAGAGGCAACAGCTTTGTCCCCCATTGTTGGTGATCAACGCAGTGCCTTTACCGCCAGCGGTTCGTCGAAGAACACGTTGTCGTCTCTGTCAATCTTGACTGGACTTGACCCAGCCAAGAGCACCGGCTCTATGGGTTCACTCTCTGGTCTGCAGATCGCCTAATGGAAACCACCGCACAGTCCCGCTGGAAAGACCTGGAGCTGTACCGCTCGCTCTACCTGCGCCGCGCTATCGACGCCAGTAACCTCACCATCCCAACGCTGATCCCTGAATCAGATCAGAACTACGGGTGGAGTGGCGAGCAGTTCAACTCCATTCCCAGCCTGTACCAGGGTGCGGGTGCGCGTGGTGTCAGCAGCCTTAGCGCCAAGCTGCTACTTGCGTTGATGCCACCGAACCAACCGTTCTTCCGGTTGACGATTGACATTGGCAAGGTGCGGTCCTGGTTGGAATCACAGGGCAATGGGCAGGATGAACAGGGCACGTTGACCAAGCTGGACCAGCTGCTGGGTTCGATGGAGCGGCAGGTGATTCGCCGTCTGGATCAACTGCAGGCACGGAACGCTGTATTTGAGGCGATCAAACATCTAGTCGTTGGTGGCAATGCGTTGCTGTATGTCGGCAACGATGCGATCAGGATGTATAGCTTGCGGTCATTCGTTGTTGATCGTGACCCGGAGGGGAACGTCACCGAGATCGTGGTGCGTGAGCAGGTGTCTGAGAAGTACATGCCCGCCAAGGAAGCAGGTGATGGCGACGGGGATAGCGACGACAAGGAGGACGTGTACACCCACATCACGTTGGATCCACAGGCTGATCGGGTGGAGTGGTATCAGGAGTACGACGGGAAGAAGCTGCGTGGTACGGCTGGCTTTGCCCGGATGGATACCAACCCATGGATCCCACTGCGCCTGCATCGGGTAGCAGGGGAGAGCTACGGGCGTGGTCTGGTGGAGCAGGTGATTGGTGACCTGCAAAGCCTGGAGAGCCTGACCAAGGCGATTGTGCAGGGCAGCCTGATTGCAGCGAAGGCGATTGGCCTGGTGAATCCCAACGGGGTGACCCGTGCTGACGTGTTGGCCAGGGCTGAGAACGGCGCAATCGTCGCGGGCAACGCAGCTGATGTTGAGTTCCTGCAAGTGCAGAAGAACAATGACTTCAGCACTGCGTTGAGCACGATGCAGTTAATTGAGCGTCGGCTGCAGTACACCTTCCTGACTAACGAGGCAGTGCAGCGGGATGCTGAGCGGGTGACAGCCGAGGAGATCCGGCTGATGGCCGAGTCCCTGGAGCAAGGCCTCGGTGGCGTGTACTCCGTCCTGTCAGCTGAGCTGCAGCTGCCGTTGATTCGGCGCGTCATGCACCTGATGGAAGTCGGCGGTGAGCTACCCGAGATTCCGAAGGGACTGGTTGAACCACAAGTGACGACTGGCCTGGAAGCGATTGGTCGTGGCAACGACAAGCAGCGACTGACCACGTTCCTGCAGACGGTGGCAGCAGCCATTGGACCGGAGCAATTCCTGCAGTACATCAACCCTGGTGAGTTGATCCGTCGCTTTGCTGCCGCTGATGGTATTGATACAGCGGGCCTAGTGAAAGACGAACAGCAACTGCAGTCTGAGCAAGCTCAAATGCAACAGGCTAATGTTGCTGGGCAACTAGCACAAGGAGCAATTCAGAGTGGAGCAACGTCGGCGCCGCAACCCAGCGGAGGAGCAACTGGCGGAAATGATCAAGGAGCAGCAGCAGCCCTTGCAAGCAGCGGACTCCCAGCCCCAGGACCAGCCTGAGCCTGGTACGCCCAAGCTGAAGAAAGGACAACACGCCGAGCCACTGCCTAGCGGTGGGTTCATGATCATTACCAATGGCTTTGAACGCTGATGCCTGAAATTATTACTGGTCAAGACGCTGCTGCTACATACGAAGCAAGCGGTGGTGCAGAGGAAGCAGCCCGTGTTGAATCAGCCCGCGTTGAGCTGGTTGATGAAGCACTGGGTAACACAGTAGAAGACAGCGGTCTGATCCTGGGCAAGTACCAGACAACCGAGGATCTAGCCGAGGCGTACCAGAACCTGCAGCGTGAGTACAGCAAGCTGAAGGGCGGACAGCCTGCTGCTAGCGAACCAGCCACAACGACCGAGGAAAGCGAGGAGCCAGTTGCCGAGACGGAGGCAGCACCTGAACAGGGTGGTGTTGATCCTGCTGCAGCTGGTCGTATCCAGCAGGCAATCTTCGATCAGGCTGGCGGTGAAGCGGAGTACCAAAGGCTGGCGACATGGGCAGCGCAGAACCTGCCAGCCGCCAGGACTAATGCGTACAACGAGGCGCTAGCCAAGGCTGACGAGGGTGCAATCATGAATGCACTCAAGGGATTGCAGTACGACTACATGATGAAGAACGGGTATGAACCCCGTTTGACGGGTGGTCGCGCACCCAGCAATGAGATCCGTGGTTACGACTCCGAAGCTCAGGTTGTTGTTGCAATGAAAGACCCTCGTTATTCAGGTGACAACCCTGACCCTGCATACATCAAAGAGGTTGAACGGAAGATCGCCGTCAGCAATGTGTTCCAACCTCGCTAAGAGGCTGGTATAAATAGGGGCAGATCAACCAACCAGTGATCTGCCTCAGGGCCCGGTAAGCCGACACCCCTTTGAAGCAACGTTGGTGAAGGCATGAGCCTCGGTGGTTAATCAGTCAAACCATCCCATCAACTAGGAGACATACGGTGGCAGCACCTGACGTAACACTGTCCCGGGCTGGCGTAATTAACAATGACGCTGGTACGTGGGCAAAGGACAACGCCCTGTTCCTCAAGGTATTCAGCGGTGAAGTCATCACCGCCTTTGATCGGTCCTGCATCTTCAAGGGCCTGGCACAAGAGCGCACTATCCAGAACGGCAAGTCCGCTCAGTTCCCTGTCACTGGTCGTTTCACCGGACGGTTCCACACCCCCGGCAAGATGATCGAGGGCCAGGGCAACATGGCTCAGAATGAAGTTGTCATCAAGATTGATGATCTGCTCATTGCCGATGCAGCTCTCTATGACCTGGATGAAGCGAAGAATCATTATGATATTCGCAGCATCTATAGTAAAGAATTGGGCAATGCTTTGGCCAGGGAGTTCGATAAACGCATTGCGCGTGTGTTGACTCTCGGCGCTCGCGTTGCAGCTGGCGACCTGACCGCCAACCTGCCCGCAGGCCTGAGCCCAGACGATCCCTTCCGCGTGGGCACTCGGGTTGACATCAACAAGGCTACGCCTACTCCTGATGACTACGTTGCTGCAGTGTTTGCTGCTGCTCGTGCTCTTGATGAGAAGGACGTACCTGCCGATGGTCGCGTCATTGTCTGCAGCCCTGAGGTGTATTACACGTTGATCCAATCTTCGAGAGCGGTCAACTTCGACTTCAACCAGCAAGGTACAAATGGTTCCTACTCCAAGGGCCAGATCGCACAGCTGGCTGGCTTCAGCATCTACAGCTCCAACCACATCAAGCAAGGCAATGTCACCGCTAAGGCTGGTGAGCAGGGCTTTACCTATGGTGGTGCCGACACTGTTCTGTCCTCTGTGGACATGAGCAAGACCAAGATGCTTGCATTCCAAAAGGGTGCAGTTGGTGTGCTGAAGCTGCGTGACCTGTCCATGCAGATGACCGGCAACGACTACAACGTGATGTATCAATCTACGTTGATGGTTGCCAAGTATGCATGTGGCTTCGGCTACCTGCGCCCTGAGGCAATCGTTGAAATCCACAACAGCCTCTGATTCGCCTAGCGCGTAACCCACTGGCAGACTGGGAGGCAGTAATGCCTCCCTTTTTCATGGCTCCCATTACTCTCTGCCTGAAGGGCGACAGCAAAACTCCCGCTGACATTGTGCCAATCCCCGAGTGGGAGCCGGCCACAGCCATTCGATCAGCCAAGGGACCACAGCCGATTGCCACTTTCAGCTCGATCAAAGCTGCTGCCGTGCAGGCACCGCCGGCTGCCGATGATTCCCCCGGCAGTGAGGTCACGTTGACCAATGGCCTGCCTGCCCTTGCAGGCGGTGGTGCTGCAGCAGGAGGACGCCCATGACAGAGCTAGATGCCATCAATACGTTGCTGGGCATCATTGGTGAATCACCAGTTGATCAGCTCAGCGACATAACCGTCAACGAGATCACGGACTCCACCCTGGCCAGGCGCACCCTGGTCGAGGTGAGCCGTGACGTACAGGCTGAAGGTTGGAACTGGAACACCGACTACAACGTGCCGGTGGTGAAGGACAGCCAGGACCAGTACCTGCTGGATTCACGGACACTGGCAGCGGTGTTCTCACCCAACCGCTACCCGGATGGGCAGTACGTCCAGCGTGGCAATCGTGTGTACAACAAGGCCAAGCGTACGTTTAAGTTTGGCGCTGGCAGTGATCAAGCATTGATCATTGATCAGGTGGTAACACAGCTGGACTGGGACGAGCTACCGCACCTGGCGCAGCAGTACATCGTGATCAGAGCTGGGCGGATCTTCAGTGACCGCTATCTCAACAGCAACGCGATCTACGTGTACACCGCACAAGATGAGGAGTACGCCCGCGCCATGTTGATTCGTGGCGAGGAACGTCAGATGCAGAACAACCTGCTCTGGGGGAATGACCGTGGCATGGGTCACGGAATTGGTTTCATCCCTGCTGAGGGAATGCGTTTCAGGAGCACTTGATGGCCCGCACCAAATCCAACCTGACCAAGACCCGGAACCCCCCTGCCTCATTAGTGCAGGGGAGTATCGACACGTTGACCCAAGGCGTTAGCCAGCAGCCGCCACACCTGCGGTCAGTGGGTCAGGGGGAGGTGCAGCTCAATGGGTGGAGTTCACCTGTTGACGGGCTATGCAAGAGGCGGCCTAGCCAGTACGTGGGGAAGATCGTGCCGGTACCGGTGACGGACTTTTACCTGGAGACAATGCCGGTAACGGATGGAGAACGGTACAGCGTTTTCCTGTACCCGAGCAACGGGAAGACGAGACTGCAGATCCTGCGGAATGGGGTGACGTGTGCGGTTGACGTGCATGGCGCAGGACTGAGTGCGGTAACGGCAAATGGAAGAACAGAGGTTGAGGGAACAGCGAATAGCTACATCCACGCAGCAAGTGGATTACTGGAAAGCTATGTGTTTATCAACAACGGTCCGTTTGGGACACTGTTGAACCGAACAAGGATTACAGCGCTCAGCGCTGATACCACGCCAGCAACAAAGAACGAAGCGCTGCTGTTTATTCGTGGTGTCAACTATGAGCTGACCTACACAGTGACGTTGAACGGCACGGCGTTGCCGGCCTTCACTACACCAAAAGCATCAGACGCCAGCAACACAATCAGCACTGACATTGTTGCGCAGGAACTGCTGACGCGTATCAATGCAGTTGCGGGTTTCACAGCCACAAGACTGGGCAGCGTTATCCACGTCAAGAAGACTGATAACTCTGACTTCACGGTGAACCTGTCCGACGCACGGGCGGGTGCATTTGTGAGCAGCTTCAAGACGGTGACGCCAACGTTTAGCAACCTGCCAACGGTGGCACCGAACGGCTTCCTGTTGAGGATTGACGGTCAACCGGGCACCAGCCTGGACGACTACTGGGTCAAGTTTGTGACGCGGGATGGATCAGCAATGGGCGAGGGTGCATGGCAGGAAGCACCAGCGCCTGGCATTCAGTACAAGCTGGATGAGAACACGATGCCGCTGGTGGTGTACCGGAAGGCACCTGACGTGTTCTTCGTTGGACCTGCAGACGGGGCAACGCGCAGCCAGACGGTGAATGGAACGGTGCATAGCTTCACCTTCCCGAAGTGGGGGGAGAGGACAGCAGGTGATGCGGTGTCACTGCCAGCACCGAGCTTCATCGGGAAACCAATCAAGGATCACAACCTGTTCCGAGGCCGGTATGTGGTGATTGCCGGAGAGTCGGTGGTGTTCAGCGAAACCGATCAGATCTTCAACTTCTTTGGTGACACGTCAGCGCAGGTACTGGATACGGATCCCG